CCACTGGCTATGTCAGAAGAACCAGAAGCATGAGCACTGTCAGTACTGGCGGCACTGCTGGCAGCGCCAGCCCCGCCATCATTATAAAATACATTTGGACTACCTGCTGCTCTACCATGTCCGCATGTGTCAGCATCGCCTTGCCTATTAACAGGGATACCACCAATGAACACTGTAGAGCTACCGTTGGCTGTATTTGGTCCACTGTGTTCGCCTGTACCGTGCCCTTCAACTTCACTGCCGTCAATTGATGCCAATAGATTATTAATATAAACTGTACCTTGGGCAATGCTTATCACTGCGGCCCCGGCGTCGTTTGAATCATTAAGTCTATGGGCAGCAGGCATTAAAGTCTAAATCCTGCTGGGGCAACTTGGATGCCACTCATTGCCGAACTGTACTGATCAGCCAGCTCTTTGTCTGTATTTGCCATGCATACTACCAAGGCCTTATTGATTTTAAGATTGCGGGTGGCAGCTGGAGTCACTGTCATCAAGTATGGAGTCAATGCAGGACCACCTTTAGGACCAACACTCAGTGTCACTGGACGATCAATGGTGTATGATACATTATCATCATCTTTGTAAGTGCCAATTAGTTCTTCCCCTGAACTCATTTTCAGTGTGACTACATCGCCATCTTTTTTAATATCAAGTAACATGTTTTTCCTTTAGAAAGTTATTTATCTTTGCACTATTGCCAACATACTCGCCCTGGTACCAAAATTGTGGTACACTGTTTGGATTGCGGCCCAGTCGTTGTTCCCAAACTTTGAACGCATGTTGCATATTATCATCGTCTAATTTAATTATGTCAAACTGTATGCCTGCTTGCTCCAATTTATCACGTGCGATGCAACATGCATCGCAGTGGTCCATTATGTACAGTTCACTGAAACTCATAGTGATGGCAATGCATCATATTCAATTGAATCTCCCATAACACCAATAACATAGTTGGTCGATTCATTTTCTTGTAATGCAGTTTGCTTTTTGCTAGTATCAACGTGTTTGTTAAACCAGGGGATAGGAGTTGACTTAGGTGCAGGACTTTGGTACTTGATACCAATATCTTTTAACGCACCAACTGCTGTGTAGTCAACAAAGTCACGTAGAATATTTGCATTAAGACCAATCACTGGTCCTTTCTTGAACAAATAATTAGCCCATGCTTTTTCTTCACAAATAACATCTAAGTATAATGCATATACTTCAGCTTCACATTCCTGTTTGATTTTTGCAAATCGCGGATCTTCTTTGATCACTTGGTTGATCAAGTAAGCAGTCCAACCTTTATGCAATAACTCGTCTTGTAGGATCAAACTAATGATGTTGCCATTGCCCATAAAGATTTTGTTCTCTACCATTGCCAAACTTGTGGCAAAACTTACCATAAAGCGGAATGCTTCTAGTGCATAACTTGCGTGTAGAGCCATCCAAATGGCTCGCACATGTTCGTGCTCCGTAACTGTTTCACCTAACTGTTTGCGGCAGTTGACTACATGTAATGCTTCATAGTAATTACCTACGCTTGATGCCATGTCCACAATTTCTTTAGTGTCATGGATAGTGTTGAACACATCCTTGGGCACATTATAGATGTTACGAATAATATGGCTGTAACTCTTTGAGTGAATGTTAGTTTCAAAGAATGTCCAGTTGTATACTAGTGCTTCCAATTCTGGCAAACTTACCACTGGCGCAAATACTTGACTTGGACCCCGGCCTTGCAAACTGTCCAATGCTGTTTGACGTAACAAGTTGCTGGTAAAGATATGCTTGACTGCATCACTTGCATCTTTAAAGTCATTGCTGTCTTTTGTTAAACTAATTTCTTCAGGTTGCCAAAAGAAGCCTCGAGCAGTCTCTTCAAAGTCTGCGATCTTTTTATACTTGACTTCTTCAAATCGTTGAATGGTCACAGGACCAGCTGGGTCCAGAAACATCTTGCGACTTAGATAGTCTGTTTTTGTGTTTAAATTATATTGTTGTTTGCTCATTGCTTATCCTGTTTTGTTAATTCGATATTATCTTTTAATATAAATCCCAGTCTATCTCCTGAATCGTAACTGGGGTAAAACTCATCACGCCAAACAGGTATAATAGTAGTAGCATTGTGATTAACAAAGTTCGGATTGTATCTAAAATGTACTTCAATTATTCGATCACCTATAACTTCTACATTGAACCACTCGTATCTATCCGCAACAGTTTGCAGTATCTCAGGCAATGCGAATACTTCGTCGATTTTTGTCCATTGGCTAAATCTATCCAAGCGTAGTGGATCTGTTCTAAATCCTTCTACTGCCAGCGTTTGTTTTCCCCAGTGGTAATCAAAACTCAAATGACGGCCTGTAAATATCTCACTCCAGAAATATCCATCCGGAATTGAATCTGAATCCAAGTACTGTATTGTGGCACCAATGCTCATTGATCTTAGATTCCAGATAGGCCGCACTACATACTGCCCGGGCACTAAAGGTACCATCCCTGCAGGACCACATGAATAACCTAATTTTTTTGCCAAGATTAGTTTGTCCATACACCAAAGATCATCTATGGCTATGCTATCAAATACATCATAATCACCAAGTTGAGGTACAGTAGTCATTTAATACTTTCCTGAAGCAAGTACTATCTTGCAAATGTGTTCTAACATTATAGTTTACAACTTTCACAGTCTTCTTCATTATCAAAATCAATTGGCTCTAACATAGCAGGAGCTTCTTCAGCTTCTTGTTTACTACCAGCTTTGTTGATCAGGCTGTAGTAAAATGTCTTCAATCCCCACATGTGCGATTGCATCAAGTTCTTGGCAATCAGGGTTGTTGGAACCTTGCGATCTGCAAAGTGTGCTGGATTGTAGAAGGTGTTGGTGCTAATGCTTTGATCAACATAGGCTGCAATAACTGCTGCCGTTTTTAGATAGCCATCACAGTCCTTTTGTTCCCACATTAGTTGATACTTGTTTTTCAACTTGTGATACTCAGGTACAACTTGTACAAACGATCCTGCCTTTGATTCTTTAACACTGATCAAGCTCATTGGCATTTCAATGCCATTGGTTGAGTTGATTACAACTGAACTACTTTCAACTGGAGCAACCGCACCGTTTGTAGCATTGCGAACACCATGTACTAACATTTCTTTGCGTAAGGTTTCCCAGTCTAGTTCTGGAGCAAAGTCTGCAAGTTCGTTTACTCCTTTAGCACGTAGTTCCCACGGGAATGTACCTTGGCCATAACGAGTATGATCACTGCCCAAGCATCGGCCACGTTGTTTTGCAAGCTCTACACTCATCTCAGTCAGATAGAATGTTTGATGTTCCATCCATGTTTTGACTTCTGCTAGGGCTTCTTTCTCTCCGTACTTGAGGCTTCTTTTGGCGTGCCAGTAGGCAAGGTTGGTGATACCAATTCCAAGTGGTCTGATTTCATCGTTGCTGAGTTTAGACTGGATGGAAAGAAAGTCTTGATAGTCAAGAATATTATTAAGGCTATGGTGCAATATACGACAAGCACGGCGCATGTCCTCAGGATTGCGGAAGGCACCCCAGTTAATGGACCCAAGGGTGCAAAGAGCAATTCTGCCCTCTGGATCGTCAAGCCTCTTAAATGATTTCGTAGGTAATAAGATCTCACAGCATAAATTTGACTGATATATAGTGTGGTATTCAGGATCAAACGGCCCTTGTTTCATTACATTGTCAATGAACACAAGATATATTCTGCCTGTATCAGTTCTCTCCTTTAGTATACCACTCTTGAATACTTCTTCAGCACTCATAGTTTTCTTACGCAGGCCAGATTGCTTTTCATACTTTACATAAAGTTCTTCGAATAGTTCTGTATTACTATAGAACGCTTGATACAAGTCGGGCACTTCGTTAGGATCAAAGAATGTTATGTCTTCTTTGTTTTTAAATCGTCTCCAGAAGAATGCTGACAATACGACTCCATAATCCATGTGTCGAACTCGGGTCTCTTCAGTCCCTTGATTGTTCTTGAGTACAATAAGATCATCAAATTGATGATGCCAAATAGGGTAAAACACAGTAGCACTAGCATTACGAATACCTCCTTGACTACAACTACGCAAATCTCCAAACCATTTCTTTAAGAATGGTATCATACCTGTGTGCATGATCTCACCACCACGAATGGGCGAACCTAGTGGACGCAATCTACCAATCTCTAATCCAATGCCAGCTCGCTTGCTGGCATACTTGGCCATCATTTCACCAGACGCGAAAATACTATCCAAATCATCATCTGATCTAATAAGAACGCAAGATGAAAATTGTTTCGTAGGAGTACCAAGCCCAGCAAGAACAGGAGTAGCAAGAGTAAATAGCCCATCACTGGCAGCGTTGTAGTATTCTTTGATGTAGCGCATTCTTGCGGCGTTGGGTTCTTCTTTATGGAAGATAGTTGCTGACGCCACCATGTATCGAATTTGCGGAGTTTCATAAGTTTCTTTCGTTGCTCTGTTTTTAACAAGATATTTTTCAATAAGTTGCTCAATGGCTGCATAACTGTACTGCTCATCCTTATCGTGGTCCAGCATGTCATTCATCTTGTTCCAATCATCTTCAGTGTACCATTCAAGAAGTTCATTGGTGTATAGACCAGTTGCTACATTACGTTTGATAATTTCGTATAGCGGAGGAACCGTATAGCTACCGTATACATCTTTTCGCAACATTGATAAACGTTGCTTGCCTGCTACATATTGATAGTTGGTGTGACCCACATCTGGGTTTGATTCAACGTCAATTAGGTCCACAATAGCACGTAGTGTAATCTCGTCAATTTCTCTAGTGGTGATGCCGTCATAAAATTGCGGCTGGGCTTTGATTTCAATCATTGACTGACTTACATCGGCTATCCCTGCACACACCTTGGCAATCTGCGCTTGCCATTTTTCAACTGCTAGAATCTCGCTTCTACCATCACGTTTAATTACATTTATTTCGTTGTTCATATATTATTTTATTCCAGCCCTTTGCCAATATTCATTTTTAGGTCAAGTACTTAACCATAAACATTGACGCCATATCTTTATACTTTAACTAGGCTAGCGAGGTCGCTAGCCGCCCATGTTTGTAAAATTTGAAGGTCCAGCGTTTTCATGTCAACTGCTTCGCCATCGTAATAATTCAACAGCGTGTCGTCTGATAACCGTACTAATAGTTTAGGAGATTGGTCTATGACTACCAAAATTAATTGACAATCAATGCCGCTTAGAACTAAACTGTAAAACATTCCCAAGCCTTGCGCACTTGGACAAAAGGATCCATTTCCAATTAGTTCCCAAGGAGTTGGCCAAGTTTCAACTCTCCAAGGATCAAATGTTTTATTTACAAGTGGGACAAACTTCCACCATTTGGCAGCTTCATTTAAAGCTGTTGCGGTATCCATTGCAGATAACTGTGTTCTCCACTCTCGCCAGGCCAGTAACTTTCCTTGCTTGTCAAGAAACCAATGTTCCAGATTATGTTTTTCCACGCAAATACTTATACTAACTTGTAATATTGTTCTACTCGTCGCAACCACAAGTCGCTGTAATGGTCAAACTCTGCTCCTTCAATTACAAACGTCTCATAGCTGTTTTCGCGGTCTACCATAAACAATGCACCCAATTTAATATTAGTCCCATGTACTTCATTATGTGCCAATGCGTAGGCTGTAGTTTGGATAAAGTAATCTTGCATCCATTCTGGCTTCTTCATCTTCTTAGCAGTCTTATGGTCCATAATGGCTGGGACACCTTTGTAGCAACCGACCAAGTCAGTGGTACCTGCATACAATCCCGGATAGTACAACGAGGCTTCCATACCCCAGACTTCGGTCACATCCGGAAGTCCTTTAGTAATAACCTGATCACTCATTGCTCTGGCCATTTGATGGATAGGAGTACTACCAGGAGGACGTTCTATGCCTTCAATAAAGTTTTCAATGTGTTTATGAACAAGTGTTCCAAGCCCCGCCGACTCAGTTGAGATGCGAGTAGCTTCTGCGTCGCCTATTCGCTTTCGCCATTCAAGGAGGCCAGTCTTATCCGCAGTGGCAGATAGGATTGTAGTTACGCTGGGGACTTTTGATCCATCAGGTGTTGCATAAAGACGTTTAGGACCTTCGATCCTAGTCAGTTTTTCGTAGTTGTATTTGGGGTTAAAAGTTATCATTGTCGTTTATTATAAACGATAATGATGGAAAAGTCAAAGACTTTATTTTACCAAGCAATGACCCACTGAAAAGTGGTTTGCGTATTTGGATTTGTTTGACGATCGATTGTGTACCCAAGATCTGAAAAATACTGCACAACTTTGTTCATTTGCAAAGTTTTTTGTCTATCATCACGCGAGTTGGTCCATGTGTCAAAATATTCTGCGGCAGTGCTGTATCCCACATCTGCTGAATTTTTTGCCATGGTAGAAGTAGTTGAGATAATTACTTCAACTTCGCCGTCAGCGGCTGCTGTTAATACAGCTTCTTCCAAATCGCGTATTTCACGTAAAACATAAACATCTTGTAATGATTTGATTCGGGCTTCTGAAGCCGTTAACATTATTCTACTCATATTCCTAGATCCTTACGTGCTTGACCAATTGCATCTTTGCTGACTTTTTCTTTATTTTGAGCTGCTTGTTCTTCTGTATCAGCAGTTGGTACAGTTGTTAGTATGACTTCATTGTTACTCACGTCTGACACAAGGTCGTTGTTCTTAACTTTAAACGAAGCAATGAGGCCGCGGATAGCATCAACTTGACCGGCGGCACTATATCCCATATTATTAAGTTTTTGAACAAGTTCTTGCATAGGAATTTTTGCCACGCCGTCAGACTGACCTTTAATGATCAACATCTTTATAGCATTGGCAAAGTTCTTATCGAAGCTTGCTAGTTCACTCAATATCACTCTTCATCTCCCTGCCAGTTGCTTCGCCTTCTGGACCAGCACTGCTTGGAAATATAGGAGCAGCTGGTTCAGCAGCCATATCGGTTGCGTCAATGCCAGCAGGTTGATCACCACTTGTTAAGCTAGTAATAGCCGAGTCAAGTGCATTTTTAGTATCCATTAAAGAAGTAATAGCGGTGTCAAGGGCTGTCTTAACTGTTTGCGCATACTGCTCACCGGCAGCATCACCAAAACGTTCTTTGATCTGATCAACTAAAGTAATCATATCGCTACCCAACATATCAGCGACATCTTCAATCATTCCTTGGAATTCATGGTTCATTGCTTTGGCAGCAATAACTACTTCAGCTTGTTCAATGTCGGCGTCATCAAGGTCACCCTCAAAAAGCACAGCGTCAACATTGGCCATATCTTCATAAATTTCTTTATAAAGAATAGCTCGAGCATATGCTTGGCCGCCTTTGCTTGACAATGTGTCAATTTCTTCATTTACACGAGTAAGTTCGTTTCTTAAACGTCTTCCGCCTAGGCTTTCGTCAACTACAATACTTTCTTTACGTAATGCAGAGCGAGCAGCTTGGGCTGGCGTGTTTGTGATTGTAATTTCATTAAATTTCATAATGTTCTCCAGTGATCTATTTAGCGTCTCTTTTTGTTTAACTTGGTTACCCGCTTACTTAACGGGTTGAATTTCTTCGTTCTTTTAATTTTCATAGCAATCCTACCACGCATCTTAGCTTTGGTTCGCTTGAATTGTAAACGCTTTTTAATATCTATTTTTTTACTGCAACTACTAGCGGCACTGACAACTCTGCCACGCTTTCTGCCGGAAGTACAGCGCACTTTGCGCTTAATCTTTTTTCCGCTTCGGGCCCATACAAGTTTAGCTTCTACTAGAATTATCATTTATTATTTTGGTGAATGTGTAATTACATATCCCAATAATGCAAGCAATCCCACAATCACTGTTGCAGTTGAAGTCACCATAATTTTGAACTTTTCGTCCTTGGCACCGGATAGCATGCTTTTGATCTCATTCATGTTTCGTTGATTGTCTTGCTTAAAGCTATTAAAATCACCGTGAATATGATCTAGTCTTTCTTCAACTGAATCAAACTTTTCTTCTAGGCGCTTATAGCGTTCTGCACATAATTCTACGTGCAATTCTAAGTTTGTATTTTCCGCGATTGCCATTACTTAATATCCATTACTGAAGTACACGCTGAATCTTATCTGCGATGCAATAATTTAGTTTATGGTGAGCCAGGAATGAGTTAAAGCGTATGTTAGTATTACGCTATATTTAGCAAATTAGAAAGAATCGTGAAGGATGAAGAATGTATTTGTATCTGGTCCAGACGTAATAACCTGCCCAGGGAGTGTAATGGACTCTGCCAATCCAGTAGTCATGTATTGGCCATTGGCTTCTATTGTTAAAGTCTCTTCTGTCATTTGTCCCTTTGCACTAGCAATCCATTTTAGGCACCAGACACGTTGCTTTCCGCTAAAATTTTCACCAAATAGTTCAGTACCTAAATCTTGGTTTTCAATGCAATCAACTCCTGCTAATAATGGTTGTCCTCTGCCCGCAATTACACTCATCAAGACTGCTAAGTTATCGCGGCCGGCTGGGCTGATGTCATACAATGTCCAAGCTGAAAAGAATTCTGGATCGGCGCCAAGATGGGCACCAGGGATCATATAAGACTTCTTATCTGACATTAAAGGTTCCTTCCGATTGCGTATCCTACAGCAAAGCCGCCGGCTGCTTTGGTCAAACTAGACATGAACCCACTGCCAGTTCTAGAACCTGTAATTGCACCTGCGCCAACGGCTGCAAGTTCTGCATTGCCCACATCAGTGAGCTCCATGTTTTTATTCCTAGCAAGTGATTCAAGCACTGGAAGCAATTCGCTTCGGCGTCCACGCAATCTATAATACTGCAACAAGCGTGTCACACACAATTGACGTTGCATTGTTGTTATATTTTCCCAATCTGTAATTAGACGGCGCAGGCTTTTATAGTTGCTGATATCAATATTCATTTGACCTTCTAATCTATACATGATACGAATAGCAGTGGTACGGTCAAGAGAGCCATTGGCTATGCCGCGGACAAAATCTTTAACCAATTTGGCATTGGTATGCAATTGGGCTGCCAGTGCAGTATTTTGTTCAACTGCTTTGAGTTGTGTAGCAGTATGACCGTTTGGGTAAAGCATAATATGCAGACCTTGATATAGGTCAGTGCCACTGACTCTTGGCACTGCAAAATTTCCAAATGCCATGGTACGAGTTGCATACTCCTGTGCGAACGGGCGAGTTTCAAACTCCTTACTTAACATATACAGTGTAATCATATTAAGAAATACACTATCAACTGTGTCTCTTAGTGTCAGCTGATTAAGATAGTTATTACGAAACATCTTGCTTTCGTTGCAATTTTCTCGAATGAAACTAAAGTCATCCATATTAAAATTTCCTCATGAATACAGGGCGGTTAACAATTTTAATCTTGCCGTGTGGAGTATCAGCAACAAATCCTTCGTGACCAGATTCATCTCTAATAGATGCAACCACAGCGGCGTCTTGGCTGGCATGTGTGTCTAGCTGATGCTTGAGAGCATACTTCAAGTTGACCAAGGCATTTGCAATTTTAAATACTGCACTAAAGCCTGTTTTATTTTTATTGATATGATCCAAAACGTTCTGAAGCTTGTTGGCTGTTATTTTACTGTCTGGACTTTGCAACCATGTTAAAAACTCAGTTGAAGTTGGTGCATCTTCGCCTCGATATGCTTTGAAGTTTAAAAAGCTTTTAAAAATATCAGGTAGATTGGAAATCTTCAATGCGCCAATGGCCATTGGGTTGAATAACTTATCAACTACTCCTGCATTTTTAGTAATTAGGTTGCGAACTGATTGCACATCATCTTCTGCCAGATCAAATGATGGAACACTGTCAATTTGCATTACTGGACTCAGTACTACCAGCCCCGGGCTTGGTTTCAAAGATTCAATTTCAGCAGGTGTCATTGGTCTTGGTACAGCTTCATCTCTGTTGTTAAAGTAACTATGGACAACAATGCCTGCTTTGCTAGATTTAATTTTCTTTCCTAGCACACTTGACGCATCAATTGTATACTTCACTTTCAAAGGTTGAATTTCAATGACACCGTCATGCACAACTGGCTGACTCATCCACATGATATCGCCTTGAATAAATCCGCGAAATTTCACTGGCACAATCTTTTCAAGTAGCGGGTACAGCTTTGCAATCTGTGTTGCATATTCCATTCGAGTAGGCTCGTCGGGCTTACGATTAAAAATCATATCCTGGAACATCTTCTGATTACGAGCCATTCCGTCATACTTTTTGGCACTGAAGCCAGACTTGTCAGTTAGTATAAAACCCTGTTCGTCTCGACCAAAAATAATAGCCGGCGTGCCATCCCATTTAACAGTGTTAACACTTGGATTCTGGGCGGCGTGTGCAATAGCTTCTAATGCTCGTAGTGCTCCAGCAGAGCCTTCTTCAAATACTTTATCTTCAGGATGCGGGATACGTGCTTCTGCTTCTGCCAACATTGGCTTATTATATTTTGTTATTTCAAATATTTTCATTTTTATGTCCCATTTACTGCTGCCATAATTTTATCATATAACGGATCAGTTGGTTTAATTTCTTGATTGCCAATTTTAACTACTTCTGGCACGCCGGCCGGGGCTATTGGCTTGCCAGCTGGCTCTATTGTAGCATCTGCGGCAGCTGGCTCTGCGGCAGCGGGCGATGTTTTTAACTTCATATTATCAAC